ACAGGCGTTCCACGCTGTGCTTTCGTGAAGCTCTGAGCAACAGCAAGGCCAGCAACAGTTGTCGTTGCATCAGGCAACGTAACCGTTACATCAGAAGTGGGGTTGCAAGTCAGCGTCAGTTCATGATCATCAGCAGACGTGCCCTCCATCACGATGTTGGCGTTAAACGTCGCAACACCTGCAAACGTTGAAGTGCTATCAAACGTTGCAACACCCGTAACGTCTAACGTTCCAGGAACATCAACGTTGCTAGTAAATTCAACGCCACTACCGCCAGAATCAGTCTGCAGCAGTTGACGCGCAGTACCGTTTGCAAGTTTGCTAACTGCAATCTCTGCTGTTGAACTAATGTCTGCGTCCGCAATCGTTGCGTTCGCAATCATCGTGCTAGTAACCGTTCCAGTATCGCCAGTCGTTACAACGTTTCCGCTGACATCAGGAAAAACAATTGACCTGTCAGCAGTCGGATTAGTGACCGTAATTGTTGTTTCGCTGCCATCGTCTGCAGAGCCCTCAAACGCCAATACAGCGTTCTGACCCAGCAATACCGTTCCAGTAAATGTGGGACTAGCAGCACCAATCTTTTCAGTATCTAGTTCTTGAATTGCAGCCTGAACATTTGTTGCTGCAATACCACCAACTGGAACAACTGAAATGTTTGCAGCAGTCTGTCCAGCGATAGCATTAGAGACATCAATCAACGAAAACGTTGACCCTGTGCCCAAACTCACGAGCATGTCAGGTGGGGCTAATGCAACAGCAGGCGCATTGCCTGAACCTGTGCCTGAGGTATCGACAACAACGTAGAAATTAAGGTTCGTACTAGCCGGTGCAGGCAGTGCCGCTCCAGCAGTAAACCCAGCTGCAGAGCCTTGTGTTGTGACGCTAGTTAGCTGATTGGTATTAGCGTTGTACGTTCCAGCATTTACAAGGTTGCCGCTGATAACTGTAATTGGCTGGAAAGATTGTCCCGTAAAAATATAAAGATCGCCGTCAGTTGACTCGTCGAAAAAGAACTGTCCCTTAAAATCACCATCAGGAAAGGTAACAATGTTATCAGTTGCACCAGCACCGCCAAATTTAACAGTTGATTGATCAGCTAATTTTGTGGCTGTAATTGCATCTGACGCAATCCTGTCTGCAGGCAGCGTTCCACTTGTTATCTGCGATGCTGCAAGATTTGGAACGTCAGAAGCAGCTAAAGTGGCCCCAGTAGAAACAACACCTTGCGCCGTAACGGTCACCTTTGTATAGGTGCCAGGCGTCACAGTATTGGTAATACCTAGGTTCCCACTGCCATCAACTGAAAGTCCCGCACCAGGGATAACAGCACCTTTTGCTGAGCTGGTTGCAGTAGGCAGATCGGCAGAAGTTAGTGCGCGACCACCAGTAATTAAACCTTTTGCGTTGTAGGTGACAACGTGATGCGTTGAACTGGCAGTTACATCGTTATCAACCTCAATAGTGTTGGAATCCATGCGGAGTCCTTCACCATTGACAACCACACCGCCTTTGGCGCTGGTAGTTGCGACAGGAATGTCGCTGCCGTCAATCGCTCGATATTCAACCGCACCACCAGCACTGGTGGGACCAGCTAAAAACTGATTTGCTGCAGACGTGTTGTTGATGACTGCTGCAATCGTGACTGCACCGCTTGTCGTAGTAGTGGTGATGTCAATGACACCAACAGTGCTACCAGCAACGCTGTTGATTGAACCAGGAGATTTAAGGCTTAGCCATGCACTACCGTTCCAGCAATACAGAGAGTTGTCGTCCGTATCGACAGCTAGCTGACCCGTAAAGACACCAGAAGTAGGCAGCGTTGTAACTAGATCAACCGTTGATTCATTGCCAAGCTTTGCAGCCGTAATCGCGTCGTCAGCGACCTTTGCTGTGGAGACTGCTGAATCAGCAATTTTTGCTGTAGCAATGCCGCCATCGGCAAATAAAATCTTTGCGCCAGGGATCGTTGCGTCACTAATGACTGTGACGCCATTAGCGATCAAGTCACCGACAGTCAGCTTTTTGGTTTCACTGGCACTGCTATCGACAACAGCAACCAAATCACCAGTGGCTAGAGCCGAGCCGGTTAGAGCATTAAGCTCACTAATTCTTAGATCAGCCATGGGCGGCTAGCTCCGTGTCAGGTTTGCTGCTGTAAGCCAAGCTTAGCCGCACCGTCTTGATCCAAGCGTATTTGACCATTATCCTCTTGCAAGAGCCCCACCGGAGCATCAAGGTCCATTCGTAGACGCAATTCGCCTGTCGTTACGAAATCAGCAGTGATTTGCACTGTGCTGTCAGGTGAAAACTGAATGGCTGCTGCCGTAATAATTCCTTCAACGCGCCACCAAACCTCATCGTTATTTCGCTCTGCTACACCGCTCGGATTATATCCAGCTTTTTTAATGTAAAAACGCCCGATAAAATTGCTTCCAACCGTAGTGCGATGCGCTAATTCATACAAATACATCGGCAACTCATTAGCCGTGTCACCTGTGTACTCCCAAAAAGCAGTAATACGACCAGAACCAGAAATTAACGTATTGACTCTGGTACGAAACTCATCAGATAACACTGTCGTATCAACTGTTTCACGCTCAGTATTTATTTCAAAACTGCTGACCTGAGCTAAAAGACGCGGCGCAGCAGATTCAACAATTATTTCAACGTTTCTTAAGCTACCCGAACATGCAAGGGCGATTGCATTTGCTTTGCCACCACTGACCGCATGGGCAAAACTGTTGTAAAGCCTGATGCCGTCTAGCTCATCAACGTGAATAAATTTTTTAACGCTTGAATCTGTATAGCTGTCGATAAAATCAAGGGCAGTGTTATCAGTGGTCGTAATTTCAATTTGATCACCTGTTAAAAGCAAGCCGTGCTTTAAATCACCTGATAGAAGCTCGCCGTGGTTGAAGTCAAAACCAAATCGTTTCTCAGTTGCATTTACATCACCGGTATTGTT